AGTCACCTCTAGTTCGGTTCGGCGGCCCTAATACTCCAGGTGCTTCAGCAACAGCTCCTGCATTTAATTCTTATGATAGCGCTTCTATATTTGGTGGTGCTTCAAATATTAGACCTTTACCAACTACTGGTGCAATATCGGGTGAATATTGGCATAATGGCAACTGGACACAAACGGGGGCTATTACTAGTACAGCAGCTAGAATACATATATCAGGCACAATGACTATTAATAATACGTGGACTGTGGCGACTGACATCCCCAGTAGTGCTGGCGGTGTGGGCGGCGCCGGCTTCACTTACACAATCGCTGGTCAACAAGGAGCTGGTCTTGGCGGTGGTGGTACGACTCCCACAGGATTTGGTGGTGCAGCAGTTGGATCAACTGGAGGCGGTCACGGTGGAGCAGGTGGAGCAGGTGGCAGCGATGTAACATATCAAATCACTTCTCCAGGAGGTGGTAATACATATCCATTACAAACATTACTCACCGGTTCGTCAGGTGCCGGCGGTGGTGGTTATGCAACAGGAGCTGGTGGTGCTTCAGGAGCTGGTGGTGGATCGTTGTATATTGAAGTTACTGGTAATATCAGCGCGACTAGCGCTTGCGCCATGACAGCCTCCGGCGGCAATGGTAGCTCTGCGTCAGCCAGTGCTACAACAGGCGGCGGTGGTGGTTCTGGAGGCGGAATTCAAATCCGCACTTTTGGGACATTTACACTAGCATCGGGTGGAACAATAACAGCTGCTGGTGGTAGTGGTGGTAACGGCACTCACACTGGTACTTATGGCACAGGCGGACTTGGTGCCGGCGGTGGTGGTGGTGGTATTATTGATATTAGTGGTTCTACGGTAACGAATTCAGGAACAATAACAGCTTCCGGTGGTAGTGGTGGTACTAGCGGAGCAACTAGTGCATCTAATGGAGCGGGCGGTTCGGCCGGTATAGTGAATCTTAATTCTTATATTCAGAATATTAGAAGCTCAAATTAATCCATGTTAAACTATCAATACCCTTCAGGAGATTTTTATGGCAACTAACGATTCAGATGGTCAAGTTCCATTCGACGTACATCCACCTAATCCAGTAGCAGCGATTGCTGCTTCATCCTCTATTGCCTACGAATTAATTAATCAGGTTGTAGTAGCCGATACATCCAACTGGGTAGACTTCCGGGCGTTTAGTCGCGCTGCTATTGAAGTATCCGGTGGTGTGACAGGTGCTATTAACTTACAATTTTATGGTTCATTAAGTGATGATAACCCTGCTTTATCAGGTGAATCCGGCTCTGTACTAGGTTCAGCTATTGTTGCTAAAGGTATTACTTTCGTTTCATGGCCTGGCGTCAGATTTATTAAAGCCGTCCAGTCTGGTGATCCAACCGGCGGAGCGCTTAATGTGAGAATTTCAGCTGTAGCACCGTAAACAACTTATGCCAGATGGCATTTATTAGAGCTTGAAGCTCTCAAGGAGATCACTATGCCCGAAGATCCAGAAAAAGACAACCCACCCCCAGTCGATCCGTTAGTTAAAGGTACACCTCATCACTTAGAAAGCAGGCTTTCTAGTTTAGATCCTGAACTAAAAGAACTTGTTGAAAAAGCAATGGCCGACAAATATAATTCAGAGCGCAACTTCAGAGCTGCCGATGAACGCGCCCGTAAAACGGAAATCAAATTAAATGAACTTGTTACGGAAAAGCAAGTTGCTGAAACTAAGCGCCTTGAAGAAGAAGGCAAATATAAAGAATTAGCTACCCAAGCCAGGGCTGAAGTTGATACCTTAAAAGCTCAATTCGCTCATCAGACCTTACAATCTAACCTAGATCGTGAATTAAATGCCGCAGGAGCTGTTGATTCAGATCTTATGGCAACTGCTTTACAATCTAAGTATGCCGATGAATTAAGGTCCGATCCTAGTAAAGCTGGCGAATTAGTCGCTAGATTAAAACAAGATAAGCCTCTATTATTTAAGGCTATAGATCCAGCAGCTCCAGTCGTAGTTACTCCTAAACCTACCGGGCAACCGGGTCAAGCACCTCCCCCTGGCGTCCAACCAACGCAATTCAACGCTTTAGACCATAAGAAATCTATTTCCGAAGTCGAAGCTGAATTTCGAAACGCTACCAAAAACGCCGCGTTTTAACTGCAAAAGTACTGCTATCTGTTGTCGAAACGCTACCAAGAACGCCGCGTTCTAACCGCAAATACCTTAAATATTTCACCCAGGAACATGTTTTCTGGGTGTTTTATTAAGTAAACTTTACTGATTATATAAAATTCATGTTAAACTACTCTTAATTAAAAGAGTTTTTTATGGCAGCGCCATCGTTAAGGATTTCATCCTCTTAAACTCATTTCACAACGTTAACAGTTTAATGAGAGGAAAATATATGCCAGGCGGAGTTGTACCACCAAATTCAGGTTTTCAAATTGCATTCCAACAAGGTTTCCTAGCTAGGTTCTTTGAAGAAGGCTTGGATTCTGAATCAGCTTATTCCCACGATGTCGTTGTAGAAATGATACCGATACGCGCTGGCAACAGTATTACCAAAACAAAAATTGGTCGTACCCCACCGCAAACAACACCATTAAATCCAGCCAATGTGACTGGTTTAGACAATGGTTTAACTGCGACAACCCCAAGTCTAGAACAATACACTTATAACGTAAATCAATATGCTGGTCTTAAGCAATTAGATTTGTTAGAAGAACAAGAAGGTATTGCCGATCAATTAATGGCTCTAGCCCGTACTAACGGTGTTGAAGCTGCCCTAACAATTGAACGTGTACTTAAGCAAACATGGTTCGCCGCTTACAATACAGGCAACACCTGGATTCGTAATGCAGCTATGGGTTTAGTCGATCCTACGACTTCCACGATTTATGTAGATGACATTCGCGGATTCCAAGTAAATTGGGTCAACGGTGTGCCTACCCCAGTTGCAATGGACAATCCATTGCCAGTTCAAGAACAAGCATTTAGCGGTGGAGTTACTCAAGTATTTAATGTAGTTGCAGCAGTAGCTGACGCTCCAACCCGTTCCGTATATCCAGCCTCTGTTGCTGGTAGTGCATCTGATGGTATATCTGGTTACTTAACCCTATATCCAGTTGCTGGCACTTTGCCAGTAGCAGGTGATGCTCTTGTTTCTTCTTTAGCTTCTCCAGTATTTCGTCCAAACAACAAAGGTGGTACAAACCAACTTACTTCAGGCGATTTGTTAACAATTAGTTTGTTACAAGTTTCTCAAGCAAGTTTGTCTCAAAATGCTATCCCGCGTCACAGAGACAACACTTATCACTGTTATCTTGATTACATTTCAATGACAGAATTGTTGATTGATTCTCAATTCCAAATCATGTATGCAAGTCGTGGTAATAACCCTGAGTATCAAAACAACCAAGTATTCACCTTGTTAGGTATGACTTTCATACCAACAACTGAAGCATATTTACAAACAGCTGTTACAGCTGCTGGTATGCAAGACTTGCTTCCAGGTACATCAATCCACCGTGTGTTAATCACCGGAATGGGTGGTTTGTATCAAGGTCACTTCTCAGGACTTGAAAGTTTCGCTAAACGTAGCGATGCTGTCGGTTCAGTAAGTAATATTTATATGGTCGATCATATCGCTCATATAGTTCGCGCCCCTATCGACAATATGGGTCGTCAAGTATCGATGTCCTACTTAAGTGTTTTCGGTGTTGTATGTCCAACAGATTTGACGGCTAATCCTTCAATCATACCAACCGGTAGTAATTCCGCCTTCAAACGCGCTGTTGTTATCGAACACTGCTAAACTATAAACAAGACTCAAGGAGATCAATTATGTCCGAAGAAAAATCACAAATCGTAAGCACTCAAAATATGGCTAAGAAAGGCCATAGTGTAAGTCGCCAACGCGAAATGTCAGCAGCTGATATGAGATTGCCTGGTGAAGGCAAAATCGAACGTGCTGTTGGTGAAGTGAAAGAAGGTTCTTTCCGCTCTGCCGCTGAAAATATGGATACCATATTTGGCAGCTCAGCTGACAAAGCCGACCTTACACACGTTTCAGGCGATGAATAGGAGTGAATATGAAAAAGTTACTTCTTTCCCTAGCACTTCTGTTGACTACCACTGCTGCTCAGGCTCAAACCTTAGCTCCAGGTGATATTCCTGCCTCTGTTCTAGTTAATGTTACCGCTGCTGCTGTTGTTGCTCAACCACTAACCGTATTGGTTTGTGATGCAACTGCTAATGATATTGCAGTTACACTCCCCGATGCAACGACAGTTGCTGTTGGTAAAGGTGTAGTTGTTATGATGGTGAAAACTGGATCTAGTCATTACGTATCGTTTGTAACGGTTTCATCTCAAAAAATCAACACTTTATCTGCTGCCGATTTCACTACAACTTACAAACTTGTAGCACCTGCTACTAGTATGTCGTTTGTAAGCAACGGAACGAATTATGTTGCTTCAGCTGGCACTCTATAAGGAGATGTCCTATGTCGGCTAAACCAAGCAAAATTAAACAAGTAAGCGGTAAGATAGTTGTTCGGGCACCGGAAAACGTTATGGATACTACAAGTATCGAACAAGCGTTTGGCCGTAGTCCATTTACGCCAGGATTCCCTACCCGTGAAGCATTCCGACTAGAAGATAATGTAGCATTTGAATTAAATCCAGGTCCAGGCAGAACAGAAAAGGTCAGTGAATAATGAGTAATCCATCCCAAAACCCAACACTATTACCTAATTTCAGCCAGGCTGTTTCGCTAGGAAAAACACTTGTTACACAAAGCCCAGCTCAACTGTTGGCTGCTAATGCCCGCGTAAGCGCTAGCTTAGCTCTTACTGTTGGTAGCTCTGTATCCGCAGATGATATTTTAAATGTCGTACTCTCTAATCCAGTATTCCCCAGTGGTTCTATCGCTCTTACTGTCACTGCTACCTCAGATGATACTGATGCAACCTTAGCTGAAGAATTAGCAGCTCAAATTAATACAAATCTCTTATGCCGTCAATATGATGTTGTAGCTACATCATTAGCTGGCGTTTTAACACTTTTACAAGATGGTCCTGTTGGTAATTCAACAGCTGTCACAACTTCAGTCTCTCCAGGTAGCGAAACGTTTTCCCCATCATCCGGTACTTTAACTGGTGGTTCGGGTCCAGTAGTGCCTTTATCCAACTTTTCAGCTTCATTAGGCTTGAATATGATGAACCTTCGTCAAGGTCAACCACTTCAGTTAAATGATACAACTGTAGCTAACTTAGTCGCTTCTGCTGCGAATATAAAATAATCAGCTTACAGAAATCATAGAATTCTTGATCTGTCATGTCATGTTTAGCTTGATTGTATCGTCTAGATACAAATTGCAGATTATTGATGTCATATACGGCTCCACCCTTACTAGTGGCAAGTTTATGGTCTAGATTGCAGTTAGACCTTGGAACTAATATATCTCCCGTATAAGGGCAGGTAGGCTGGTCTAATAGCTGTTTGTAGAGTAATTCGGATAACTTAAATCGCTCTGCCATAGTTAACCCTGCACCCCACGTATGCAATGTGTTACGAATCCATGTTTTTGCTTGTTTAGGATGGTTCACGTAATCTACGGCATCGCATTGCTCTTGCTTACGCTTCGCGTTCTGACATTCCCGACAACGGTTATCTAAACCATCGATATTACTGCGGGATTTATTAAATTCCGACAGTTGTTTTGTTGATTTACAACGGCAGCAGCGTTTCATTCCCCGAAGATACTACAATAATTGACGTTTTATAAGTTAAAATATATTTAGGAAATTCATGAGGTTACATCTTGCTTACAAATGATGAGAAAAGCGATGTCCGTAGACATCTTGATTATGGTGTAATCGGACAATACAGGCAATCTCCCGTTGGTGGAACGCTAGCACCCTTTAATACCGGGATGCGTATGTTCTCCGGTTGGGGGCAATTAGAGTATAAAATGAACAATCTCCTACCAGGAGAAGAAGCCCGCTTAACAGGGCGATCTTATGCGGCTATTGGTTTCAGTAACCCAAATCCATTAAATTTTACAGTACCAATTCAACCAGGATCGACTATTCAGGTGAGCGTTGCTTCGACCTTATTCTCAGCTAGTCCAGTGGTTGTGGATTATACAGTTTCATCGACCGATACGTTTCTAACAGTTTGCGGTCAAATCGCTAATCTATTCGGTCTAAACGGTGTGTTCACTTCCGCTGGTTTCTATGCGTTTAATGATTTTGGAGCTGGTCCTTATGGGCAGCCTACGAATCCTAGTCAGTTAGTTACTTTTCCAATCGTATCGTTTGTTGCTCCTGTGCCTGGAGTGAATTTTACCATTACGGTAACTGGAACCGGTAGCACGATTCCACAAGTTACCAGACAAGGATATCCACTGAATCCTTCGCTAACTTCAGGATTAACGTACCCTCCAACAATAATCAATGGATATGTGCCTATCTGTAATTATTTAGAAGATCAAATGTTCGGACAAGTTTCAGATAACTTGTCTGCTTATAAGGCTAACGATGCGATTCTACGTATGGCAGAACCTAAAGAACGTATTAAGCTATATAAAATGGCCGTCAAACGTTTGTCAACCTATATTTCTATCATTCAAAATCCTGATAATCCCGGTAATACTGGATCGCAAACGATAGGCAATTGGAGTATTTGTTAATGGCTAACTACAAGAAGAAAAAGAAAACACCACTCCGTTCTTGTAAGATGTGTAAAGCGCATAAGTTTCTAGGGAATAGTAAGAAAGACTTAACTAAGAAACAGTTACAACAAGAGGCTTCTGCTAATGACTAATTGGCTGACTGTAACCCGAATTGCCCAGAGAACCTATGGCGTTCTAGCGCAAATTGTGGGGATCCCTTTTAACGTATACAGAATTCAACCTACCTCTAACGGCAACTGGATTCAACCACAAAACTTAATAGCACAAAATGTAAGAGTAGATAGACAACCTATGCTATCTGGGAATAAAGGTTTCGAATCTGCTAAGCGAATGGAAACATTTTGGTATGAGTTAATGGCTGATTGCACCCCATTCTTAGTTGGTGATATTTTTGTCAGCAATGATCAAGTATTAAATCAAGGCTCTGTCACCGTGAATTACAACACTACCGAATTTGTCGGCTTATGTTTAGCGGAAAATATGCCCACCCGCGCTCCTATTGCAGCCCGTATTAATACAACTGCACAACTGTATACAGCCAGTCTTATACCCAACCGTCAAAATTATTTTGACAGTTCATTACCAAATCGGATGCCTATCATCCTACAAAACGGTAGTTTTAGCGCAGTGAATACCGGTCAAACCGCAGCCGTTATTCCAGTGGCATCAACACCATTCCGTAATTTCGGACAAATCTATTCTCAACCAACTGCTAATGTCACTCCAGCAGAGCGGCGATTGGTTTATATTCCGCCGATGCCAGGATATGTGCCTATTCCGACCGATGAGATCTTATTTGCCGATGGTAGTCGTTATATTTTAGAATCAAATTATATTCAACAGTCGGGCACCGCAGGCACCCAAGCTGTCTGTGTCAAGATAGTCTCCGGGCAAGGAGGTTAGCCGTGGCAACAACAGACCAAGTATGGGCAGCGCTAGAAGCGCAAATATCCACAGCAATGCTAGGGACTAATCCTCTGCTATATAATGCTGCTGTGTTTCCGCAACCTGAAATTGCTATTGACTGGCCGCCACTACCTGCGCTGCAAGCTGTTGCTACAGGTGCGTTACCTACAATTATTTCTATATTTGATAGAGGTGCCGAAAAAGCTGTTACTAATGCTATACCATTATGGTATGCTCTGCCGCCTACTCTTGGAACACCTGGCGCAACATTAACGGTAAGCGCTACTTCCCTTAATGAAACGCAATCTCTAACAATCACCGGAACCGGTGTGCCACTAGTGAATGATGCATTTTGCCTGACATTAGCAGCTGGTTCAAATCAACAGTTTCAATTCTTTGCTAATTACACAGCATTATCTACAGATACGCTACACACCGCACTAGTAGGCTTAACAGCGCAAATTAATCTACTGTCAGGTATCACAGCCGTATTAGCTGGCGTTGTTATTACCATCACTAATGGTAACCCAACTGATTATGTTGCTTGGTCAGAAGTTGTTAATGTAGGCAGCTTTACTCAAGAAGGCTTCCGCTGGAATAGAGATATTCAAATTACTGTATGGTCGCGCACTCCATCGGATAGAAGCAAATATGGGAATATATTAGAGCAGTTATTGAGTCAGTTAGAAGTAAACTATGGTTTCTTCGCCGCCGATAGTTCGGCTTGCCGTGTTGTATATAAGGATGATCATGTGTGGAAAGACACACAGCTGCAAGATATGTACCGCAGAGATTTTTTAGTATCAGTAGACTATCCCGTATTAAACGTTATCCCAGGTTATGTTATCGAAACAATACCGCAGACATTTTCTAGTGATTAAGCTATACTATCCCTAGAATCCGAAGCCATGGTAAGGATTCCACTTCAGTCTGTCGTTGAACTGTAATCACGGCCCATGGCCCTTTATTAAGTAATGTAACGTATACATTAAGCAAGTCTTTACCAATATAACCACCTAAGCTATAACAGTTATAGAGGTGATTAAATGTATAGAAAATTTGAATTTACAGATTATATAGAACCAGAGCGGGTTGAAGCCGAATGGCTGAATAACCGCCCAGCAATATTGCAAGAATTAGTA